GGCTGCAATTTATACATCTGATTGCTTCTTTCATATTTAGCCTCTTTTAGTTTCCACACCCATGAACACGGTTATCAAGGGTTAAGCGCCTCAATTCGCCATTCAATATACTCTTCGCCTTTCTTGACCACGACTTTCTTAATGTGAGCCTCGACAATCCTGGAATCGTTAAAGCCGTATCTCCTTTGCAGTATGTCTTGAAATGGCTTAATAGGATTATCGTAATCTGCCAGCTTTGATGAAAAGCCAAATTCGTAATAAACCTTCAGATCCCGATCTGGTATATCAACCTTCGACGGTATTGGCAGTAACATAAAGGCATTCTTCTCGAAACTCTTGTAAGACGGCGTTTTATACCGCTTGCCTTGCCATGCTCTATTGACCGACAGGGGTTTAATATTGATTCTCATCGGTTGGTGTCCATGATTGCTAGCAACACATCGCTATCAAAAGGCAATCGCTCTACCGCGTTCATCTCAAAACACATCTCGCCAAAAAGGTCTGATTCAAGCCCGAACGTCTTTACAAACTCTTTCCGGTGATGCGTCACATTATGCGGGTGATCACTCGATACATCGTGTAGTTCGACCGATAACGGCAATACGAACCAGCGGCCTATATGATATTTATTGTGCTTCCCCTCCCGGCCTACGCAGTGGTGCAACTGGATAACGCTCTGTCCGTTAATTACACAGCCATGCTCCGCGACTCGCTGCAGCCATGCCTTTTCCTGTGCTTTGGTTGGTTTCTCGTTATTCATGCTGCTTCCTTATATTCTGCAAAAGCGGCCAATGAAGGGTCTGACCATTTAACTTCCTGCTCATCACCAAACACCTGTATGCACATTATAAGCTCCGTAAAGGCTTTCTTGCTCAACCTGCTAGTCTTGGCTGGAATAACGACTAACGTGCCGCCTATGCCCTGTACGAAGACCTGAGCCTTCCATGCAGCGGTGATTATGTGTTTCCATGTCTCAGCACTGTGTTTAGCCCCCATCCACGTCACTTGCTTACTAATATCAGATAACATCGGCCACAGTTTTTTGTTCTGCGCTATTGTCCTGATTGAATCCATGCTAAACAGCTCACACTCTCCCATATCAGTGACTAGACGTATGTAGTCTGAAGAGTCTTCACAGGCAGCAATTAGGGTTCCGTTGATGGATTTGAATTTCATAATTTAGCCGAATAATTGGGACTGAATCTGCAATCCGCTTAAATACAAACTTTCTACTCTGTCCCGGGCACCATCTGCGTGAGTTTTCCTGTCTATTCGCGTCCAGGATGAATATAGATCATCATACAGATCACACCGATAGCCACTTAACACAACATCGCCCTCTAATTTCATTAGAAATTCAGCTAGTTCGACATGCTGATCATCATCCATTTCATGGCGATATTTTGCATGCCCTCCCCTGGTAACATGAACATACGGCGGATCCACGTAGTGTAATGTCTCAGTAGTATCATGTGCGTACATAACCTTTAATGCGTCTCTATTTTCAATCACAACACCAGAAAACCTCTCTATCAATGCAGTCATAGACTTTGGATAGTTAGCCCAGTCATGCGCTGGAGTGGTTCCAGGCCGATTGCTATTAGCTCTGAACCCACTCACTTTGTTGTGGGCGTCTGTACCAAATCCCATGAATGTGCGCATCACGGTGCGCCTGGCCTGTTCTATTGGATCATCTGAAGGTTGGTAGCTTAATTGGAATTCCTCTCTGGAGAATGGCGATAGATCGACTAGCCTGCATAATTCTGGCCCGCAATCTCGAAGCATTCTGAAAAAGTTAACTACTTCTCCATCAAGATCATTATAAACCTCCGCATAGCTTCTGGTTTTCTTAATCAATACTGAAGCAGCTCCGCCAAACGGTTCAACATAAACCCTATGCTTAGGAAAATGGCCAATTATCCAATCCGCCAGCTTCCACTTACCGCCATGCCATCTGAGTGCGGGGCGCCTAGGCTTGTTCATTCAGCAACTTCCTGTTGTTAGAAAATACTCTCCACCAGTTGTAGCCATATATAGCAACCAGCAACACAACTCCCCATTGAGCATTTATCAAAGCGGTTATCAGCCAAAACGGCTCACCGCATAATCCGAAAATTCCAGCACGCATCCTTTGCCTTGGATCCGTCGGGCCAACAAGATAAAGCGCCACCACTCCCGTTGTGAAAATTCCTATTTGTGCTATTTGGTCAAGCATATTCATCCCCTTATCCATAGACTTTTGATTAGCACTTTATCCTCGGGATCGTAATCCTTCATGCTCATTAACTCACTGACCGGCGTACTCCTTGGGTCCGTCTTGTTTAAAGGTCTAGCGCGGGGTACGGTCTTTTCCCTGCAAACTTCGCAATGATTATCATGGGCCTCATAGGTTTCAAAGTCTTCGCGGCATTCCCTGCAAATGTTTAGCCATAGTCTGGGTAAGTTGTCAGGGGTTAGCATGGCTCTACCTCGGGTTGATTAATGAGATATTTTACGTCTTCCCAAGAAAGGCGGTCTTCTGGAGGGAGTTTGCGCAAGTTATATTCTGGGGAGCGCAAAGAGCCGTGATCGTTAAGCCTATAGCGATATCCTTCATAACCAACCAGTGATGTGTCGTTGTTCGGACACCAACTATCAACCCACTCCACTTTCGTTATTTCTGCTCTTGGCATATCCGGGCCAGAATCGCATACAACATAAACCTCCTCGCCGTCTGCAAACTTTGGTCTTGGCCTCATAGTCCTGACCTCTCTTTTCGTTTGGCTTTCCAATATTCAACCGTTTTCTTGTCTGATGCGCGTAGTTCTAATTGACGCGACTCGTGCAAATGGTGCTCTGCCTTGTTTATGTGCTTTTGGCACAGCTTCTTAAAAGCGCCAATAGTGAAATCAGCTTTAGATCTGCTCCAGTTATCAGCCCCATCGCAGCCATTCATCAAATCTGCCTCTGTAAGCCCCTCAAGCCTTGTTCTCCAGTACTCCGAGGTTGAGCTGTCCGACTCCTCCCACACAAGTTTCGTCGCTTCCAGACGGCTCCACACCTCTAGCCATATGTTTGAGTCGATACCTTTCGGCTGCGGCGGCTTTTCGCTGATCGGATCTTGGTAGAGTTTCGCTAGTAACTCCTGATTCACATGTTTCATCTTCAAACCTTCGATACTTTAGCCAACGGCAAATGTCTTTGATTGGAGCGGGATTATCCCCTGAATTCGTGCCTTTAAGTATAGCATGCCCTTGATTTATATACTGTTTTGTAAGATAATCAATGTCTGACTCATCGATCTTTAACAGCTTAAATTGTATAAACGCTTCCTCTTTGCCGCCCAGTGCGCGCATCCATGGCATTGTTCTTCGCGCTATTAACAAGCATTGCCAGAATGTCTCAAAGGTTGGCGAGTATTCAGGCTTGATCATTCGGCCTCACATCTCAGGCATTGCCCATCCCAAGAGGTTTCGTTTTCTTTCAGATCCCCGTGTTCTTGGCAGCTGGCAAAGGGCTTATCTTTGGTGGATAGGCGGGATAGCAGAGAAGACGCCGGAACCACCATAATATTGTTGCAGTCATAGCTATCGACTTGCATTTTTTTGATTTCTTTCTCGCTTATCACTACATTCAAAGTAAGAAGGGATTGGACGCGCTCTAAAATATGCCTTTCCCAGTCACCTAATGGAGTAACTCCAGCCACATGAAAATTAATGGGCCTTCCAATCTTCAGGGCCTTCTCTATCTCTTTCAGTATTTCAGTTACTTCACTCATCTCTCTGCTCCTTCCGGTCGGTTAGCGGTCTATATAGGCGTCTTCATTGGGGGTTCCTTTGGGGTTAAGTCCAGACGTATTCTATTTTTTCTTTTTTTTCTGTCTCGCTACAACCCATAAGGGCGATATGATCGTTATCAGTTGTGGCTTGAATCTCTACACAAATATATCTTTCTTGCTTTTGGTATTGGTAGACAAAGTTTAAATAGTGGTATTTCCTCTCTCCATTATCTCTGATAAACTCATCTTTCAATGAAAGTTCGTCAAAATTCTGATGATTTTCCATTGTCACGGACCCCATTAATTCATCAAAACTGAGCGGGACATTCACTAAAGTACAGTCTACAACCCCATACGCTGCGCCAATTTCAGTGATAGCTGCCGCCAAATAGTCCCTACAGTTATCCATTGCTGACTCTGTTGGAGCTGTTCCTGCTTCTGGAATAGACGGGTGATGCCTGTCTTCCTCAAGAGCTATCGTTATATTCTCTAGCGCCTCTTCAATAATTCCTCGAATCGCTTTTCTATCTGTAATCTTCATTTCCATTGCTCCCGTTATTAAAGACAAAATAGTTAGTTAGGGTAATCTTTGTCCATATCATCCACGATTAGCGAGGGGCTTCCATTATCTTCATGTCTTTCATTCCAAATCTTAATTGCCCCCTCTCTAGTTTTGTGGCTGTTTGATTCGCTCCCACAATCAGCGCAACAAATCCAGCAAGCATCCTTATTGGTTCGCGCTACCTCAACACATTTGCTCCCACAAAAAGGGCAACATTTTATAATATCTGACATGACGATCTCCTATTAACTGCTTTTGATTGTAAGAATCTAGACAATACTCATCATATAGACCTTGGGGACACCTGCCCTAGATCTGCTTTACTTACTGCTGCTCCAGTATCTCTCTACTATCCACATCAGGCTTATCAATCCGTGAACGCCCTGACAACTTACCTTATCTGTGTCCGCTTAAATGGTTTTCTGCGCCGGTCTCAAGCGCCGAGAGTCTTACTTCGTGTTGATACTGCTAACTTCCAGTAACCTCGCATTTATGGCTGCTGCTATTCTGTGCGTCACCAATAATGCGGCCTAGCCCTGCGTTGGTTCGGGTTCTGGCTCAATATAACGGCAATCAGGAGGCGATCCATTATGAGCGGCGTTTTCTCCACCGAACCCAACCCCCATAATCTCCATGATTTCGTACAACATTCCGTATTTCTTCATCTCGTGCTGTCTGCTAATGGATGGGTGGGTGTCTTTCGGGATGTATCGACCAGCAATATCAAGCAACCATGCGACTTGATCAGCGTTTATCGTAGACTTGTTTATGCGACCCCTCTGCATTCCTCCCGCAACAGTTGCAATTCTCTCAGATGAGCCCTCTGACGCTCTCTGCGTTGCCTGATTTCCTATTTCTCCACTCACAATAAATCCTCCAAAAAGTTAATTTTCGGAAGCGTCTTAGACTTTGGGTTCAGATTTGCTACAATGGTGTAGCTGGTTGGTAACGATACTTGACCTATCTGATCCGTAAAGCCTCGTAAGCTTCCGGCAAAAATGCTTTAAAGGTAAGGGGCTAATTAAAGCCCCGCCTACAAAACACACTTACTAATCTAACATGCTAATTACTGAGGTTCAACTATTGCCCGTTTGTAATGGTGACGGTAGCTTCGCCGGACTTTCGAACCCGATTAGTGTCGTAATCAACAGTGACCGGATAAGGATAAGTCGTTACTTTCGTTTCCACGTATACGGGCTCTATAGTCCCTGTGGAGCCAGCACACATAACCCAAGTCGCTGCGGTGTTCTTACTGGCAAAGATGCCGTTAGGTTCGGCTTGCTCTACAGCCACCGCCCTTGGTCCCGGTCTGCTAACCATCACCAGAGGATTTGTCAGGCTTGTATCGTAGGGAATACCAAACCCGATGCTTGGGCAATCTCCTTCAACTAAGCCCCTGTCACTGCGCCAAACCGAATGAGTGATAGCCCGCAGATTTCGGATATTGTAAAGCTGAATAACCAAATCACGCTCAAGGCTAAAATCATACCCCGGCACTGGCTGAGCAATGGAGTATTGGCTTTGCTGTCTGTTAACTGCCGCAGATTCGTCCCGAGATTGGGAGCTTGCTTCCTCGCAACCGGCCAGAATTAGGACAATTGCTGGCAATATTAATAACTTCCTCATGGTATAATTCCTTATTGATTGATAGTGATTGCGCGTAATTGAGTCTGAACCACTCGCTTTTGCGCTTCTAATCCCTGGCGGTTGCCGGGGTTCTGTTGAATGAGCATATCCAATTCGGCAATATTAGCCTCAAGGATTGCTCCGCGTTGCTCCATTCCAGCGCGATACTGGAAACTGTTTTCAAATACCTCTCTTTGAATAATGGTTCCACCGATCAGCCCCAAAGCATTCAGGCCGCCAATGAGAACAAAAAGTAAAACCGAGCCAATTACGACCCATTTAAAAAGACCCATCGGGCCACTCGCTACATTTTTCTCTACATTATCCCAACTCATTTCGATTCTCCTTCATTGATTAATAATTCCCAAATGAATCTTAAGCGGCTTGGGGATGGCTCTTGAAATGAATTCCACCCATGCGCCCTCAAGAACTTATCATCTTGCTCGATGTCATACTTGAATTTGTCGCCTGCTATAGCGGTTATTGCAATTAGGAATATTCCGATTGTTGCAAATATTCTCACCGGTTTTCTCACGGACATATTCATTTGCACCACTCCTGATACACGCTCTCAATGGCATGTAGATAATAAGACCTTGGCCTGCGAGTATGCCCTGATTGAATTCTCCATAACGTCTGGTGGCTGATCTCGTGGCCCACGGATAGATGCATATTGATCTCTTCTGTTAACTGTCTGCAACTCCAGTCAGTCTTTCGAATGATCTTTCGCACCATTTGCGTTGCTTGCTTGCCTGTTTTAATCATAGCTTTTCCTCAATGTTTGCCCATTCTCGCCTGAAACGTATTCCATTGTCAAGACCCTGTAACAATTATTTAAGTAATAATATTGTTGATTTATTTATCCAGTCGTGTATTCTGGGTATCACAGTTAACGAACAGGAGAGGGAAGAACGATGAAAGTATTTCAGAAGATTTACGGAGAAAAGGCCGAGGGCACAGAAACGATAGAGTGGCAGGTTGTTAAAAGCCCGAACAATGGACTGCTTTTGCAGGCAAGAAATCCAAGGGATGCTAGTTGGCACAATATCTTGTGGATGAAAGACGACGGAGATCTTATTCGGTGCGATGGAGCAAAGGCCGTGGCGGGAATAGAAACCCAAGACGAAAGCTGGCGGCCCTTAATAAAAAACTAGACACTTATTAGCTCCACATAACAAGGGAAAGGATATGAATATTGAGAAGTACGACAAAGTTGAGAACGAAGATGGAAGTATCTTGTTAACACCTAAAGAGGTTGATAAGGATTGGTTCCCGAATGGTGGCGATTTTCATCAGGTCACCGCGCATGGGAAGGTTTCTCATGTGAATGGCCGTAATACCATAACAGCCGGTTGCGCTTTGGGGCATCATAATATCTTTGAACTGGAAGCTGTTGCAGAAAAAGCCGCCAAACTCCAACGCGTCAGCAATGCCATCATAAGAGCTTGTTTGCTGGTAGACCCTGATTATACACCGTATTTCGAAGACGACGATACAAAACATACCGTGTATTACTGTCGTCAATGGAACACAACGACTAGCCAAGGATTCTGTAGCATTCACGCCGCCGCCCATGTATCGACCGCCGAGAAAGCCAAGGAAGTAGCTGGCCTATTAACAAAATGGGGTGTTAAGCCATGATCGCAGTAGATATTGATTTCGCCATAGAGGCTATTGAAAACTGTTCGGCAGAGCAGAAGGCAGAGTTTGAGCACTGCTTTAATCACGAGGGGACGTGTACAAGTCTTGACGAACTCGGGGCAGCCACTTTTTCTATTGTACTAAGCCATGTACAGGCAGTAGAGGAAGAAACGGCGGGGCAGAACAGCATGGAAGATGACATTAACGAGGGTGATGAGGCTGCAAGGGGGAGAGCATGAGGGCTATACGCTTTAGAGTCTGGGATAAGGCCAATTGCGTCATGATTGCCGACCCCTTTGCTTGGGATGATGTGAAAGAACAAATACTCCACTCCGATGGCTCTGGATTGGTCCCAAATGCTCCAATATCTCGCTATGAAATTATGCAATACACCGGCCTAAAGGACAAGAACGGTGCGGATATATGTGAGGGGGATATTGTTGAGTCTGACGGTGATGTTAGACAGATTAGATATACAGACCTTGGTTGTGGATTTGTTGCTGCCCATCTTCATGACTTTAACTGCTATTGCGATTTTCCCCAGCCCTTTATAAGGCATGGCGGGTGCGAAGTAATCGGCAACATCCACGAGAATCCATCACTACTAGAGGGGAAATAACATGGGAGACGTAACCGTACTAATGAACCAACACTACAGAGACAAGATAGCCGAGAACATGCTTAACACGTCCTGTGAGCAACGCAGGGAAGAAGCGGCTAGATTGGACCAACAAAACCTTATCGTCTCTTGTGCGGGCATAGACAAAGCCCTAGAGGGGAAAACACCGGCAGAGCAGATAGTAATTATTGCTGCTATTGGAGGGATGTTTGGCTGGGAAGATATATCACCGGAGAAAGAGACATGAGGGATATGATTAGTCTTGAGCCTAAGCCCGCCAATAAGTGCAAGGGAATAATATTCCGATGCCGAATATCGCTGTACCTGACAGGAGGGGGATATTCCGAACAAATGAGAATGATTCCGCTAAAAAGGCAGTCGTGTTCTGGATGTGATGCCTGTGGAGGAATGCTTGAGTGGCTTCAAGAAAATATTATGTGTGGCGAAGCGCCAATAATTGATAACCCAGAAGACGGCGCGATGTATTTGCTATCAGGTCAAGGTGGTGGTGGGCCAGATTATAACGGTGAGTACGATAGTGGAGAAATTGTAATGAGGGAAGTTAAGCCAAAGGAGAAAGAAGATGACTAATTTGCCTCCTACCGGACAAGCTATGGCCGATTACAAGGATGGACTAGGATTTAGCGATAATCCATATACTAAAGACACCTCTGATTACATTCTGTATCAGAGAGAAATGCACCGATTGTTAGCAAGTGAGCTAAGAGGCTTAAATCAAGAGATATTAGGGGGAGCAGCATGGACTTAGCGAGATTATCAGAACCTTTCCATTCGTCGCAGATACATTGGCGCGTAGGGTCCACCACAGCCGATAAGAACAAGGGGATGGCTTTGGCCTACTTAGACGCTAGGGATGTAATGGATCGCTTAGATAAGGTCTGTGGGCCTTCTGGATGGCAGTCCAAACATGAGTGGGCGGCAGGGAATAAGGTGCAGTGCTCTATAGGCATTCTTACCCCTCGATTCACGAAGGTAGGAGGTGAGAGGGTAGAGGTGTTTACCGATTGGGTATGGAAGTCAGACGGGGCAGGAGACACGGCCTACGAGGGCGATAAAGGAGCCTTCTCGGACGCTTTGAAACGAGCGGCGGTTAATTGGGGAATAGGACGGTATCTGTACAATAGTCCGAATTGGTGGGAGCCCATAGTCAAAAAGGGTAAGAGCTATGTATTTACTGATGCTGCGCAGAAAGACCTGAACAAGTCTATGGACGCTTGGTTACTACCGGGAAAGCAGGAGAGATTCAAAAAAGCCTACGTTCTCCACAGAATAGTAATGGATAGCTTTATTGAGGCATTACTAGCAGAAGATGTTAAGGCCGCAGCGGAATACTGGTCACAAATCCCAGAGAACGACCAAGCGAGTTTATGGCTGGCTAAGTCCAATGACGGGATATTAGATCAGAAGATGAAGAGAACGATTCAATCAACAGAATTTGCAATAGCAGGAGTAAGGCAATGAGTTTCGACAATACCAACACTTTCACCCTTAACAGAAACGACAAAGGCGATAACCCTAAACGCCCTGATTACACAGGCAAGATCAATATTAACGGGAAAGAACACTGGATATCAGCATGGTTAAAAGACGGTCCAAAAGGGAAGTGGATGTCTGGGACTATCGGGGATGAATGTGAGCCTAAAGGTCAGCCGCAACAAGCAGCACAACAACCAACTCAAGACTCATTCGATGATCGGGATATTCCATTTTGAGGTTTATCCGAGAGTGCATGAAGGAGGAAGCATGAGTTAAGGCCAACCAACCGTTATATCGATAGCGTCAAATGCAGCCTGATCCACTGCCGCGATAATCGTGTCTTCCAGATCAGACCCGTATTCTTCAACATCGGCCAAGTAATCGGTAAGTGCAGTATATACTGTCTTAAAAACGCCAACGGTTATCTTATAGGAATCTCCTTCTCGACTAACAAAAGTCAACGGTGTCGCATCTGGTAGCTGTTTAACGATGATTCGGTTGTACATACCGTTTAACCATACCAGGGCCTTTTCGTCAGTGTGCAGCTTTTTATTGTTATAGGTGAACCCTCCTCCTACGTTGCCTTGTTTCAGTATGTGCAGCTCGGCGATTCGGCGGTTTTTCTGTTCGGGCAGGCTGTCGTGCAGCTCCTGTTTTGCATTGGCGGCCGCAGTCTCCGACGCAGTGAAAAATATTTTCCCGTCTGGGTATTGGGGCGACTTTTCCACAGCGTGGTGTCTTATAACTTCTTCAGGCATGATTATTCCTTATGCTTTGACGTAGGCGTACAGTTCGGCTACACCGGTTATATTATTAGCGCTGGCGAAGAGTTTAACACCAGATAACGCTCCGGTAGTTAAATTGTAAAACGCATCGGCCTCAAGTTTGCTGATGCCACTCGGGTCAAATGGTATCGATGAGTGAAATCCTTGAGTCGAAGTAGAGTTTGCGTCATAAAAATCTATCCGCCCACTAAGCCCGTTGACCGAGTTCGTAGTTAATGAAGCCGTATTAGATAAATTTGCCTGTGTTTGATTCGCCGCGCCAATAGTCGTAACTGTACTACTTCCGAGCGGAGAAATGTCAACTTTAGTCTGATACCCGGCCGCGCTTCGAAAAGACCCAGCAATCTTTAATTGACATTGAAGCTGTGGATTTCCAGAATCCGTAAGAAAGTCATTCATGAGAACGAAATAATTATCATGAGTTGAACTAAATGCATCCAAGGTTATATCGGCGGCCGCAGTCGCTGTCACGGTCTGTAGAAGAATTGTACCTGCTGCCCCCGCAGGCGCTGCGCCCAACGAAAACCAGCTAGTAGCATCAACTGCTGCATAGTCCCTACTACCTCCAGCTGCTAGTGGGGTTGGATCCACTGCATCAGTCGCTCCACCATCAATATCATCTCCGGTAGCCGGCCATACTTGAATGGACTGGGCTGAATCGGCATTAATTATTGTTATCGTACTACCGGCTGCAGCGGAAGGTAATTTAACCCCATCCAAATCCGTACCCGATACAGTGACTTCGTTGATATCCGCTGTTAACGCCGTAGCCCCTGCTTGAGTTTGTGTAGACCCTGCAGTGATTCCCTTAACAACAATGCGAGTAAAAGCAGGCTGCCATTTAGTAGAACTTGCACTAGGCGTATTCCCTAAATTAGCCGCGTCAATACTTCTCCACAAAAACCCTGTGGTATCTTGAACAATATCACCGACAACATAAGTAACATTGGTGTTAAACACACCTAGAAAGCGTATCTCTTCCCATTTAGTGGGTGAAGAAGTGGGATCATTGGCTAGATTTGGGGAATCGATAGAAACGTAATAACGCCCATCCGAACCCGTAACGATATTATTCCCACCCACCCCATAGCTTACCGAGACATTCCAGTCAGCAAAGGTGAAATCAGCCGTCTCACCGAAATTCACCGCTTCATCAATCTGAGTAAAAGTCCCATCGATATTCTTAGATTCTAAAGTAACTCGATAAACTCCGTCTAAAAAGATATCAGGAACCACACCCCCTTTACTTAAAATAACCGGATTCGCGTTAGCAGTATCTAAAGTGAATTCTTTAAATGTCTTCTTTCGAGTAGAAGAACCATCAGGCTCAAAGAAATTCAACCGACCGCTCGCCAATAAAGCAGAGTTATCATTGAAGAATCGTGAGAATGGGTTTGTGAATCTAATTGACATGCCGTTTTATTCCTGTAGTCATTGGGCTACTCCACCGGGGAACAATTGCTGTAATTGCGGACTTAGCGAGTCCCCTAGCCCAGGCAATGGGCCACTTGGTAGTTGATTAGGTGCTGCCAACCCTTGTGCTGAAGGTGGCAAGGCTTGTGGCAATGCCTGTGTAGCCTCCTGTGGCAACGCTCTAGGGATTCTAGCCGCTTCTGCCCCTTCTTGCCTTCCTAGCGTCTCGCTTATGCCTACGGCGCCCAGAGGAGCTATTACAGGGGCGCGAGGGTCATAACCTAGAACTGATTCCATAATTTGTTGTTTGTTCGACTTACCCACTGCCGATCTGAGCACTCCAAAGACTCTTCCCATTAAAGAAACCTTTAAACCTGCTTTAGCTATCCCATGACCAAACAAAGCCCTTGATGCAACTGTGTTTAAATCAATACCAAAGCTCATAGCAGGATTGCGATCAATAGCTGTCGCCAAATCTCGAAGTTTATCTAAATCAGCGACTGATTCGGGGAATAGTTCTTTCCTCAATGTGGGGTTGTTCTTAACAAACCTATCATAATTACTAGCGAAACCAGCAAAGTTAGGATCTTCTCTAAGCAAAGGCTCCATAATATCGAATAGTGCATCTTGTCTAACTGCCACCATTGACGGACTATCTTCGCCCACAATCGTTTTTAATCGCTTAATTGTATCGCCTGCTTGTTTAGCAGCACCTACAGTAGACGCGCCGAATAACCAGCGTCTTACCTCTTCGGGGGTTGCTCTCTGTGTGCTAAGTTGTCTAATAGTTTTGTTATCATCAAAGGTTCTTTTAAACTCTTTGAATGCATCGTTTGCTGTTCTCCATTTCTGAAGCGCTGCAGGATTACCGCTAATCATATCGGCATTAAATTGCGCATCTAAGAAACTATCTAATTGTCCTTTTAAAACACCAAGCGCGGCGTTCTGTGATGTATCAGTAGCTGCCGGCTTATTCCTGTTAATACGCTTTCTGAAATTGGCAATAGCATTAAGCTTAACAATCGCGTTTTCTGGCAAGGTGTTTATTTTGTCCATTTCGGCTAATCGTCTTCGGACTATAGGCATAGTATCAACATCAAAGTCGGCTAAAGCTCTTTTTGCCGAAGCAGCAAAATCCCTCGTTTGTGCGATTGTAATCCCCGCATCATCTGCTCTCGCCAACGCATAAAGATTATCCACTTCCTGCTTAGCTACCACTCTAGCGCTCTGTACTGCTGATTGAATCTCCTCAAAGCCTTCTGCTACAGCAGTGCGTCCCCCCGTTGCCCTTTCTGCAGCCTGGATAACTTGTTGCCTCTGAGCAGGATTAGCGTCGTTTAAGTTAATTCCGAGGTCTTTAGCCGCCTTCCTGACTGCTGCGCTCTCTCTGCGTGCTAAGGAACCTGCACGAGGTCCACGCATACCCAATACGCCTGGTACAAAGCTTAAAGCGGTTTCCATGGCCGTCGCTGCCAAAGGACTACCAGTGGCTTCTAATTCTCGCGTACCGGCCAAACGAGTTGCTTCCCCAAGCGCCTCGAAAACAGGCGAGACAGTTTCCATAATCGCCTCACCTCCTCGTGTAGAAGGGTCTAAAGTAATAATTCCAGACACTTGTTCTAATCGTTCAACTGCAGCGCCTAATGGGTCTTCGTCGCCTGAAACGATAGACGCAACCCCTTGTATGATTCCAGCAACACCGCCAATCGCCTGACCGGCCATACCCGTACCCATAGTGACTAGTAGTTCACCACCGCCAATTATCGCTTCAGGAATTGATATAGGCTCATCAGGAGTGGGCGCAACTAGTTTAATAAGATTCCGCCTCACCGCTTCGTCGAATAGATTCCTATCCTGTAAAGACAATTGATCCTGCAAGCCTCTCGCGGCTAGTTCTTGGAATAGGCCTAGTTTGTCTTCTTCAGCCATTACTGCCCCCTAATCCTCTGTAGCAATTGATCATCGGATAAATCACCTAAAGTCGTATCCTCAGTCAAACCACTAGGACCAAAAGCAGGTAATTGATCTAAACCTAAGCTAGATTCAAACTCTCCGCCTGTTCTGGTTTCAAAGTTAATCAAAAAGTTTCTAGCACTCCTATCTGCCACATCCCGAAGTACTCTTGCAAATGCTCTAGGGTCAGCTGCGTCTGCACCTATTTCTCGGATGAATCGGGTGACGTCCCTATCTGAAACACTACGTCCAGTTTGCCCACTCGCTGCTGCTGCCTGAAAAGCTAAGGCGTTGATCAAAGAGCGCATTCTCTGGTTCTGAATGCCCAGTTCGTCAAATGTACTAGAGTGAGTTGATGGGTCTAATAGACTTTCATCAATATCTACCCCTAAGCTTCTGCCAATAGCTCTAGCTTCTTGTTGTAAGTTGTTGACAATCGCAGCTGCACCGCCGATAAAAGTATTAATATCTGGAGTTTCTTGAAGTATATTAAGCGCATCACCTACAGAGGAAATAAACGTTTTAGTGGATACTTCTGCATCTCTCAGTTTAATCGCTTCACTGTTAGTAATTCCCAATTCATCAGCACCACCTGTAAGACTAGAACCCTCAATAATACGAGTAGTAGGTGCCACTTCCACGGGATTGCCCTGAGTATCAAAGAAGTTACCTTTATCATCAGTTAATAGCGTGATAGCTTCCTCACCTACAGGGAAAGCTTGAACAATACCTAAATTGGGGTCTTCTGTTACCGGACCTACAATCTCTTCATTAGTCACAGGGTCAATTAATCGATCACCCTTACCCAGTTTAATCAATTCAGGCTCTTGTAGAATCCCCAAAGCCTTCCCCGTACTCACAGCTGTCTCAAGCTCACTCCTTAATAATTCTTCCGCTTCTTCACTGCCGTTTTTAGCAGCAACAGCCAATTGAGTTAATCGTTGAGTATCTGAAGGGTCGGCACCGGGGAATCCTTGTAAAGACTGTAATCGATTCATGCCAAGCGCCAACAATCCGTCGAAATTCCCATCATTCAACAGTTTCAAGCCCGCATCAGCATCCAAAAAGACAGTTTTTTGACGCTCTGTCTCTGCTACCCGTTGTCTTTCCTGCTCTTGAGCCTGAAATTGCGCCCTCTGATTCTGAGCTTGTTGAAATTGAGGCAAATTACCCTGTATCCCAGCGCCAAAACCCTGAAGACTTAATCCAATCTGTTGCGCTCTTGTTGGTCCGTTAGCCATTATTGTAAACCCTCAAGTAAAGCCCCAGTACCAGAAGCCAATTGCCCTAACTGTTGCAAGGTATTCGTGGTCGCACCCGGAATAATGGGTAATCCAGAGATTTGAGAACCTTGTTGTGAGGCTAAATTAGCCAATAGCGCACCCAACTGTAGACGCGCATTCACATCACCTGCCGTGGCACTTTGGATTAGATTACTTATATTCGCCGCACCCGCGCCGGTAATATCTGAAATCCCCGCACCTTGTTGAGTAGCCAAATCAGCCAATGCAGAAGAAGTTCCGCCTATTTGACCCGCTATCGCTTCGCCCGCTCGTGTTCTTAATTGCCCTATTTGACCCGCTATTCCTAATGGAATCCCAGCCGCCGCTGTACCTAAGCCAGTCTCTAAACCGGCTTGCTGTTGTCTAGCAGTCGCCTCTCTAGCACCCGCCTCAAAAGGAATACCTGCAGCAAACTGGCCTAATTGACTCGTTAATCCCGCTTGCTGACCTGATAACGCGGCTTGTTGAGACGCTACGTCAAGAGGTATCCTGCTCTGCGCTTGAGCGAATTGTCCAGCCAACCCTGCTTGCTGCCCTCTTAATTGGGCCTGTAGTCCTGCTGCAGTTCCAGCGGCTCCTAAACCCCTACCCGCAAGCTCTCCAAGTTGTTGCTGCCTTCTTGTCAAATCCTGTAAAGCCAAACCCTGTCCAAATTGGGTTAATTCTCTTTGAACATTCCCACCACCCAAACCACCTGTAGCAGCAGCGCCTCTTAAAATACTTCTTTCGCCCTGCTCTCGTAAAAACTGAGTGCCCGGGTCTTGTTGGAAATTCTGGAAAGCCAGTGCCTGTGCTTCTGGACCTAATGCGCCACTTAAAGCCGCTTGCAGTTGATTAGCCTGCTGTCCGGGTGCGGTAAACTCACTGACAGGGGCAAGACCCTCAATGCCCTGGCCAATAATTCCACCCACTTGTTGTTGACCCGCCGTAAGCGCAGCCTGTCCTTGACCACCTGCCGTTGCGAGTCTTAGTAGTGCTGGGTCTATAATATTACCAAGCTGGTCTAATGTAACTCCAGTACGCGCCTGTGCTTGTTGTGCGCCCTGTTGTAAAGCGCCAATACCTGCGTCAAACCGTTGCGCGCCTAATTGTTGTGTTTGGGATAAAAGGTCTAATCCAGTTAAGGCACCACGGCCCAGAATGTCCTCAGCCCCAGATAGGCCAAATGGTTGGGCGCTTGGAGCTGGTCCGGGATCGTTTGGAGTAAATCCGCCGAACTGCCCTTGGAATCCTATCTGTGGTGCCAGATCAGATAATTGCGGCCCTACAAGAGGAGCGTTAAGTCCCGACGTCCCGCTAAGTACGATGTCAACCATTACGCAACCCCCTGTGATGCCTGAAACTCAGCGATTAGTTGTTGTACTAATTGTGGATCAAGTCCCTGTAACTGGTCTTGTGGTGCGCCACCCTGCAACCCTAATTCGCCAATACTTCCAAACTGTGGAGTATTAAAATCAAACTCAGGCAGTCCTAATTGCGTAGCCTGTGGGTCGAAGTTAACCTCTTGGCCCAATATAGCCGCTCGTTGAGGCTGAAGACCTTGAATTAACTGCTGTTGAGCCGCTACATTACCACCTTGAAAAGCTTGTAATTGTTGAGGAACAGTCTGACCGAACACATCCAATCCTGCTTGTAATCCAGTCGCTGCAGATTCTTGAGCCGAAGGGAATAATTTAAACAAATCACCCCGAGCCTGTTTGATTGATTTCTCAATAAAGGCTTGAGATTCATCTCTCTGGCGTTCTGCAGATTCTACTGATTTCTCAGCTGACTTGCGGTCTTGACGGGCCGCTGCGACACCCAGACCCGCAGTACCCGCTGCTAATAATGCTGCTGCTGTTGTGACGGCCATTAGTGCAACCTCATTGTATAAGTTCTCTCGGTTTTCGTATAACCGGAATCTAGGTAAATCTTCTCTACCATTTCTGGGTTTTGAGTTTCTAAAGCAACCATCGACCACATTCTCAAGCCTAATTTTCGGGCCGAATCTTCAATTTGTTTTAATAAATCAATCCCTACATGCCCTCTATAAGCCGGTTCTACCCACCACGCCAATTCACAACCCATTAAATAATTCTTATTCATCAAGGCCGGCGCTGCTATACCTAACACAAAGCCTACAATCTCATGATCTTCAGCCACCGAACAAAGCCCCATACTCATTGATGTGTCAAACAAGTCTGCACAGGTCTCCCGGTCAAAAGGAATATGCTCCTCATAACCTGAAACAGAATAGAAATTCTGCGCCATCTCCAGAACTCTTTCTTTATCGCCTGATTGTGCTAGTCGTATGTTCATACAAGTATCCAACCGCCCGTTCTATCACCAGAGCCATCATCGGCATCTCTCTTGATGTAAAGTATATTTCCTGCCGTTCCTGCCGTATCCATATAGAGACGTCTTGTAGTGGCCTCTACGACCAATTCAGGCGACCCTGACCCTTCAAGTATATCTAGCTGTATAAGCTGTCGTAGGAGGTCGTAAGCCCTTCCTGGGAGTATTCTACCATTTTCGTCAATGAATCTTTGATTTAAGGGAAATTGCTTAATCATTCAATTTGAGCCTCCACTTTAGCGAATCCCCATCTTACTGGATCCGAAACTTCAAACTTAAAGCAGATTTCTCTTGAAACCCTTCCTAATGAATTCCAGATAGTTCTATTCGTGAATTCTCCAATCTTTCCAAAGCTTCGTGCCATCGTGTTTGAAAAAGACCTCCCGCCATTGGTGGAAAAGCTCATCAAGACTGTAGGGTTTGAACCCTGACCGGTAGTAAGTCCTATTCCTTCATCTCCCCACAATTCAAGGGCGTCAATATTAAAAGGCTGTCCTTCATTATCGAGTTGAGGAGTGACAAACCGTCTCCGAATAGTCTCGCCAAATTCAGTAAAAACTTCCCTGTCTAAAATCCCTATTTTTGTAGAGATTAAATCCCCCACTAGCAAAACCCCGTAAGCGTCCATGATTGAAGACACGCGGTAAGGAATAATCGCATCTAATCCATCCAAAGACTCTCTTGTGGCCCACTCTCCAGAGGTGAAGTCATACACAAACGTCTCCTCATCAGGGAAGTGAAAGCCAACAAACTGCGCGCCCGACTGCTTATAGCTCCACGTGAAACAATTCGAAATCGTGGTATCTGAATACATCGCTATCTGATTATCGATAGGCGTGGTGGAAAGCTTAACCGGTGCGCCTCCTTCCGTTATCCAGACCGAAGGCGTCTCGCCCTCTCCCGACCCTAAGAAAACTAAGCTCTCTCTTCCTTTGGCGTCACTAATTCTCGCTATAGCGAACTTACTATCCAGTCCCTTTTGCTGAATTCCTCCCTGAACACTCTGAAAAGGAAACGCCGCACCTGCAGGGATATTCTGAAAAGGCTGTAATGTCTGCGTCCCGAATACTTGAGGTTCGTTGTTTAAAATAGACGCGGCTACCACATTGTCCGGGTCTGCTTCGGCATCTGTGTTGTCAGTGGCTATATAAGACAATCCATTCCTCAATACAGAGATAAAAATTTCTTGAGTCTCCTGTTTGGTGAATAGAAAAAACCCATCTATATAATTCACACTCGAAACAGGTCCGTTAAAGTCTACATCCGAAATCGCAACCAAAGTATCTGGCAAGAGAGTGAAGATAAAGGCATTGAATTTAGTCGTACTCTCAGGGACCACAATGCACATCTGCCCCCCTTCTTTTCCGTTATCCGCAATAATAACCCGCTCATCCCCTGGAATACTCACCGCGCCATTGACCTTAGTTGTTGTGTAACTCGCCACCCCAAAAGCATCGATACTTCTGTTAATCCGATAAAGATCATTTCCATTCACAACATAAGGAATGCCTTGAAATACATGGCCGCCTCGATTGCTTACATTCGTGCCTGCAGTTGTAATTTCAGGAATCCCCGGGGTGATAAATAAATTCTCTACCGTCACTGCCGTAGTCTGAGGCTTATTCACATACAGGTTTACACATTCCTGCGCTGAAACAGGTAAGCTTTCAGACTGCCAAAATCGCCCTCCTATGGGTAAAGTAGCCATTAGTTAAATTCCGGCTGCATTGACATAGAATCGTATTCAATATCATGGCTCAACGCGTCATCTAAGGTCTGATCAGCCTTAGCCTCAAGTACCAATTGTCTGTCCTGTTTAACGCCGTAGGAAGGCCCTATATCTGCTGCAATGGCCCATTTCAAAGGCATGTAAAACTCACTCGGAAATTCTAAAACGTCCGTGTTCTCTGTATAACTAAAAGCCGGGACTATGTAAGTAAATCTTAAAATGTTATTCACCGACCCCGCGACTTGCCAGATAAACAACTCACCCTCGGTTAATGAAGGAGAGTAGTACCATTGATTTACCGTTCCACTAGAATCCTTATCCGGTTGGTTAAAGTATTCTTGTCTACTCCATCGGTTAGTAGGCTGCTCACTCCCTGTAATTGAATCTGCGTATCGAGTCGTTAAAAGCCTCATAGGTCTTGGGATAATAGTGGTGTAGAAAAATATTGAATTCCCACTAGTCGCAGCACTGGGTAGTCCGGTAACAATATCTATAGACGTGGAAGAATCGACATTCAGGACGTTATCCCAAAATCTAGTCCCATCATCCATCTCAAAACCTATTCTGGATCCAGTGACTTCATCTACTTGGATTAAATTCACTACCGTCGAAGTCTCTCCAGCCACTGTAGAAGTATTTTGAGCCCTGAAAGTAATCGTTCCCGTAGTCGCAGTGATTTTTAGTTCGTTATTTAACGTAGTGGCCGATAAAGTGACCGTATCCTCTACTGTGGTCCCGTTTAAGACCGAAAACACACAACTGACACTCGTACCCAAGGTGTAATCAAATCTAACCCTGTACGTCTGTCCTATGGTCGTCTCTAAGGAAAAGTCTGCTCCACCAGCCGTTGCGCCCACGTTTGTAATCAATAACCCACTGGCACTAGCCGATAAAGTCGCTGAGTTAATAGCGGTCCAGTCTTGTGTGGAAAGCGTAGGGTCTGTAGTTAAAATATTAGGGGCCGCAATCATGTCAGTCGTGGAAGTGACTGTTATGACGGTATCGGTAGCAACCTGGTTGGCATTTAAAGTCGTGGTGAAGAATTCATCAGCGTTGGCACACTCATCCCCATCAGGACCGAGTAAATATTTAGCCTGACCTACGTTTAGAGGTAATACAGCCTCTTCTTTCAACCAAAGGTTAATATCTTGGGTTTGCCAGTGTTTAGCGACGTTATTTAAAGAATCCAACCCACGGTCAAAGTCAATCCCTTGAATAGGCTGTTCTACAGGGATAATGCGGGCATCTCGAAGCGCTTCTTCGATAATCTTGCCTACATTTTTGGTTAGTACTCTCGATCTAGTCATACTCCACCGGTTGGGTCAAAGGTTGGATCAAGCAAAGTCTCTGTCTGGTTTTCGGTTCTGGTCTGGTCAGTTATCCCTGGCTTGTCCGCTCTAGGTCTGATAATTAGCTGAGGTTGTTTAGCGGTCCATTCATCCCTACCCACTAAATTATTCTTCCAATCGAGCTTCATGTCCTTACGCTTGTATTTTTGACCAGAGTCATCGCTCACAGAATTATGAGACCCTTTTACATATCTGTCTTTACGAATAATGGCCATTAGGTGTGCTTCGGATTACCTTTCTTCTTGCTCGCCTTTTTGCCTGCATGAACCTTCGCTCCTTGAGGCAATTGATGGCCCGCTGTTTGTTGAGCTGTTTGTCTTACTCTAGACATAATTAACTCCTAGCCGTTTTGGCCTTGAATATTGGTTACTGTCGCCGTTCCTGTAGCGGACCCAATGGTCTGAATCCACCTCACCGCCATTACAGGGAAGGCTAGATTAGATTGATCGTCTGCGATTACGTCCGCTAATCCGTCAACGTCTCGCCAGTTGGCATCGTCTGAATAGGTATTGGTGTAAGCCGCCCCGTTTTTTAAGGTTGGATCTGGAGCATCGGCTGTATATTGAGCGGATAGAGTCATTGTGCCTGCAGTAAGCTCAAAGATAAAATCCATATTGAAGGGCGATTGTCGCCAATTGACCACATAAGCCGCCGTCACCATCCCGTCTGCCGCCTCCCATCCACCTTCCACATTTCCTGTTATGGCGCCATCAGTAGACACTCCGGTAACAGTGGCAAAGAACACGGTTGTCTTGGCCTTTGCATTATTCACCCCATCTATAGTTTGGGAATGCGTCTGCCCGTTGGGGTCTGTCCCCGTGACAGTGAAGTCTATCCCCGTATTATCCCCAGAACCCTCAATCACAAAGATTTGAGCCGCTGCGGCGGTTGCTACACCACCAGAAACCAAATCACCATCAAGAGTTAAATCAGCTGCCCCAGAAGTAGTCTGATCCTCAAAAGCCCCATTTGGGTCATTGGTTAAAACTGGCATTGTTCTTTGATCGTATGACATATTCTCTCCTAATATTCTGTTACATAGTCTGTGGGCGGACCTCAATGTTAAATATGTTCATGGTCTACCTCTGTAAGACTCAGCCAAAGTCGATATGGGCCAGATAACATCTGGGCCGCCTCTGTGAACAAAAGTGGCATTACTGTTTGTGGTCATTTCTATAAAGTCCGAGTCGGGAATTCTTGCATGGACTAAGGTTCTAGGCGTGATTATCTCTCCATTCTCATCCCTTACCTCTGGGTTCCAGAATCCTTGATCCGCCTCACAGCGCATACATTTCTTTAATAGTCTATTGCTCATAGTAAATACTTATCTGCTAGGAAGTTCTGACCGGTCACATTTTGAGAGTCAGTGGTTTCAAAAGCCCAGAATAGCCCTTCCCCAAACGCTATAGGCCCTGTGTTTGCGCCTGATAAATCACCAAAGAAAGTGATATAATCTAAAGTCTCCGTACCGGCATCACCGGTCACCGTCTCAGAATCCAAGGTTAACTTAGTCGTGGCATCGGCGTTCATCTGAACCGTTAAGACGTGAAAATCATTATCATAAACCCCTGTTAACGCAATAGGAGTACCGCCAGCATCCAAGGTTATTTTGTTAGAATTGGAAAAATCACTAAAGACTCTGACAGACTTACCTGCATCTGATCGAGCATCGAATAAGAACTGATCAGCCCCTGGAGTGGGGTCTTTAAATCGAAACATAAACATCGCCGTAAATTTCGGTGCTATATCCTGACCTGCTGTGTTTTCAATCGCTACTGAGCCAATTGAGTCAACCAACGAGTGATCTGTGTTCTGGATGTAACAGTCGCCGTCCTGGGTCCATGTCTCTCCACCTATTCCACTACTTACAAACGTGCTCGTATCCCCATTGGCATCGTCTGTCTGGTCAGCCGGGTTCATATCGGCCACCAGCGTTCCATCAATACCGTTATAAATTGTCATCCTTGCGTAATTACCGGTCATGTTTCTTGATAGAGCGGAGGAACTTCTTATTCCGGTGACCAAGACAGGCTCGTCATTATCATGATAAGACGTTGTGCCGGCAGTAGTTACAGTATCTCCAAGCTGGTCCCAACTCGTGCCATCGGCTAGGGTTATCGCAGTACCTGGCACAAAGAATTTAACATCATTTCCAGAAGCCCCATTATCCAAATCATGGGTTATACGTAAACTTTCTTCTTGATCATCGGTAAAACTAGGAACTGCCGTAGAAGTTGCTGTAATGCTTACTGAGCCATCTTCGGACCAGTGAAATTTAGGCTTCCCGTCTGTCAGTATTTCTGTTCGCCATGATTTCTTACTGGTTATATCGTTCCATTTTGTAATAATGTCAAAAGAAGCGGAAGGGGTGTAGTCCGATAATGTGAGGGTGATTCTAAAATCTGAATCTGCCGAAAATGATAAAGCTGCACTATCTGGCGTGCTGATAAAATCTGTCGAGGCACTATACAACAAAACAGAACCACTAATCGACTCCTTGAGATTAGCGCCCGTGCCTAATACTACGTCTGGATCGAAACCAGCACCGCCCGAAGCTTTCGCGGCTACATTGGTCATTTCAGTAACAGCACCGGCAGACTTTAGAATATTGTCACCGTTGAGCTGCACTAAAGCGAGATCAAGCAACGCGTCAGAATCAGTGTCAAGAGTTACGCCCACAACCGTACCCGCATCTGATACCGTGCCACCGTCAAATCCTTGATATTTTGATATCGTTCCCATTAGTTAATCTCTAATTACTTGGCCTGTATGATCGTGTTCACGGTTGATATTGAACCTTCTTCTCTAGCCACTCTCAGCCTTACGGATTTCGTTGTTATAGGGATATTCTGCGCAAAACCCAGCTTAGTAACTCTCTTCCCTGCCGGATACCATTTCGCGTCATCAAAAGAGAGTTGTAACGCTATCTCATGATCGTCGTGAGCTCCAGTGGCGCCAGCAACAGAGAAAGAAACTTGCGTGGCGTTTTCAACATTAAGAAGCGCTGTTGTAGCTCCCTTATCATTGGTGTCTAGCCCATTAGTAATCAGTTCAACAAAAGCCATTACCACTCCACAAAATTAACAACGACATTACTGTTTTCTCTAATAACAGAAATCTCTCCTGTATAAGGATTATCTGGCGGCATATCCCATCGGGTGTCACCCTCTCCCTTCTCGGCCAAGAATATATCTTCTGTGCTAGATGCCGCTTCCGTAGCAGGTCGAAGTCTCACCCATGCAGCCTCTGGCGCGGGCCCATTGTTGACATGAAATCCTATTCTGTCTGGATTGTCCGGCGCTAATGTTTGAGCGGTTCCAGTTGCCGTTACGCTTCCTCTCGTGGCCACATCGTTGGTATTTCTGGTTCTCTCCAGTTTCTCGCTCATATGACGAAACCCATTGCCAATGCCGTGACATCGCCCCTAAACTTAATAGCATCAACTTCCATAATCTCAAAACTAACCGTTACTGTAATGCTGGGATTAGTTGAAAATCCTTGAATCCAAAAATCCGTCTTTTCACCAAATACCCCTAACGTCTTTAAAGGAAAAACCAAATCATCTTGATACGACGTGATCGTTCCGCCGGTTAATTCAGTGGGGTTGGTTGCATTTATTCGAACTCTAGATCTTAATTGAGCATCTTCACCTTTCGGCGTATTGGCAAATGTCTGATAGATCAACGCGGTCTTTCCTGCTGGTGCTGTGTAGAAACTGGAAAAGCTCGTGCCTTCATCGGGTCTTATTTTCTGCCGGACGTTACCACCGCTTGCCACTTGTAAAGTGATATTCCCAACATTTGTTGCATTAGAACCCGAAGTAATACCCGTCATTCGATTGGTTCGAATATGAGTTCCAGATACCGCTACAGCAGACGTACCGTTCATGATTACTACACTATTTTGGAGGTTAAAATCAGCATCCAGCGAAGTCACTAGAAGTGTTCTTAATCCCGTGCCTGCAGACGTATCGTTAGCACTATCACTCACTATCTCCCAAGACTCAGCGGAAGTAGGAAAGGCGAATAACCCTCCCTCATCCCAAATATCCTCAAAGCCACTATTCCCTAATACAGGATTAATGCCTGTCACTATCGGAATTGTACTTAGTCCAGGGATAGCACCCAGAGCGACATCCGTTAGGAAATCGCCCGTGGTGAAGGTGTAAATACTCTTATCTTCCAATAGAGATAAAGTACCCATATTAGGCAGCCACTAAGGTTGCACCTGCTGTTGCTTCGGACCAGTAAATAATATATCCACTTACTAAAGTCCCCGGAGTACCTGATGCAGCTTGTTCAATCGAACCCACCGGGACTGTTACAGGGGTATTCCACATCACGCTCGTAGTTGTGGTTTCAACCTGTACAACAGTAAAAGCACCACCAGCAGCAGTCGAAACAGCGTAATCGCCTATTGTGGTCTCCGTTGACAAGTTGGTATCGGTGACTAGAACTGAGTCAAGAGTCGCATCAGTCGCATTGACCTGAACACCGAGTAAAACCGCACTATTCGCAACCACTTCGGCCCGTTGAGTCACGCCATGAACAAAGACATTTCCACCCGCTACCGTAAATAAAGCCAAGGCATCCGTTTCATCAGCTTTACCAGTCGCTACAGAAGACCTCACGATAACACTCGCACCGCCCTCAAGAGCGATAGGAGCCGTTTCTGCTGAAGTCTGGACAAAATTACCGCCACCAAAGAACAGCCCGTCAGCGGCTACTGCAGCCGTTACAGCGCCGACTACGTTGGTATAAAGCTGGTTGTTTTGGAAAATGCCCGAAGTTCCGGTTAACAGAACAACACAAGGTAGCGTATTCAGACCTGAGTGAGCACCGTTAATCAGTGTGTTCTCAGTAATAACCAATTGTTCCTGTGCTGCAGTAATACTTTCAATACACGCTACTGCATAGTCACCAGTAACATAGTTACCCGAGACCGTTCCGCCTAGACAAATGCCATCATAGTGAATAGCAGAATCAGCGCCAGCCTCATCCATGTCGAAGGAATTGCCAAGGATGTCAACTCGATCACTTGTGGTAATAGAGACTGCATCGATGAATTCATCAGTACCAAGAGTTTCGGCAGAGAAGCGATTACCAACCAAGGCCCCGTCATCTGCACCATCCACAATATCGACACCAACCAATACACCGGTAACCGTGGCTTCAAAGTTAATACCTTCAACGCGCCAGTTGTCACAATTGATTTCAAAAGTGGCTGCTGTGTTACTAAAGGTAACCGTTGCCTGTGCGTCACCATCTGAGAGACCAATGATGTGTATACCATCTACATCCACATCAATCCCTGCCGCTGCAGAAATATCTTCAGAGTGGTTAGGCATAACCCGCATTCGGTCGCCACGATTCGCTAAGAATTTCCCGCTGTTTATAGCACCTTCTATTGTTTCGAAGGGCAGCTTATAGGTTCCGGGATTTCCGTTTGAACCTCCACTTCCGCCTTTAGCCAATACTGTTGAGTTGTTAACCCAGAACGTTTCGCCCGGGTTATCTGCAGAGAATGGGTCTCCGCCTATAGTAACGACATCTTTAAATCGATTGGGGTAATTTCCTGACATGATTTAATCCTATGAACCCGCATGGGGTCTGTTTGAAATTTCATAGTTCTTTTAAAATAACGAGCCTCCAATAAATGAAGGCCCGCTATATTCTTACATGGACTACTACAGGGCCTAGTTCCCCTGCGAGCCAATCGCACCTCTCGCATCCGTCCAGCCGAACACATAACGTTCATCAGCCTTAAAGCGCGCATTGCCTGAGGTAAACGCATTATCCTGACCGAATCTCACTGCTCGACGGGTGTAATACTTCAGCCCTTTAGGGGCGTCCGTTAACAAGAACCACGCGTCATCATCAGTTAAATAAGGGTTGGATAAGAAGCCATCACGTACAGAGTTCATATCGCGCACTGCGTTAGTGGCGTTTTCACTAGTATCATTCTGTAGAACAGATCCCAGTATTCTCTGTGCGTTGAAGACACTGTTACCAGCAGCTACAACTAAACGTGTAACTTGCAATGCTGCAGGAAGACCACGAGCATCATCCATAGTCATCGCAATCGCTATAGCGTCTTCCAGGGTCGCTTCGGATAGATCGGCATCCACTGCCAGCCTATTCGTATACGTGCCACCAGAAGGCCCGTTGGGGTGAGAAGTTGAAAACAACTCATCTCCATCACCATCGATCATAGTGACAGTAGAGTCGAAGCCGTTGTTAAATACATCAGCTCCATCAATTTCCTTGCCGATTCGCATCGCCCGTCCTAGAGCTTGTGCGCCGTCATCCAGTTGACCATAGAGCTCATCTTCCAAAGCTTCTTCAGTCACAATAAACCCTTTTGCAAGAGTCGTGTGCTGATACTTCGGGGTAAAACCCTGTCGTCTGGAATCAAAGGTAATATCATCACCTTCGTCTTTCTCTGCAGAACGTGTGAAGCCTTCGAACTGAACATCAACCTCGAAATTCTTACTAGAATCTAAAGATCGAAACATCTTGTCCCATTTGGTTTCATGCTCTTTGAGAGAATTACCAAAAATCTCCGACACACCATCTTGTAGTAAGCGCGGGAGACTACCTGTACCAATTACTCCAGCCATTAGCTGTCTCCTTATGCAATACCAGTAGAACCGAGTTTAGAAGTAGTTTCGTTCACACGAACAATTGCGCGGTTTCCTAAGACACCGGCACTATCTTCTTTCAGGGCTACTATATGAAGTGGAAGGGTGGCAGTTACGGCTACACCAGTAGCATTAACCCCCATATTTGATGTGAATACGCTACCAGTCACCGTACCCGCTGTAACAACTGCAGGGGCATTCAAGCCAACGTTAGCAACAACCAAAGGGCCATTGGATACAGCTACGTTATACGTAGCAAAAGCATCAACGTTAACAAGAACATCACCCGCCGTAGTGGCTGCGAGGTGTGTGATAGAAAGTGCTTCGCCAGCGATGTTGGGAACTACTGAGCTAACAACGCCAGTATTCGCTGCGTTTGCGGTGCCGATATCTACTTCTGATCGTCCAGTTGCAGAACCGTCACCTGTGATTAAAACTAAGTCTCCTGGACCCAATACTCCCGCATGACCAGCATCTACAGCGAATTTCTTCTGTTTGCCGTCAATGGAACCATTGGATTCTGAGCCTACTAAGTCAAATCCAGACATGAGTAAACCTCCAATAAATTGAATAAAAAACAATAAACAACGTGTTTCTCTTTCAACTTACGGCGGTCTACCGTTTGAAGAGCTTAACTATATTTTGCTATTCAGCAAAAGGGTTGTCCGACGTGCTTGTCGAACGATACATCTCTTTTCCGCCTCCTGCAGCGCCGGTCTTGGCGTCAGGTGCGTACTCGTTCTTACCTAATTTGTTCTCTGTGGCCATTCTAGCACGTATCTTTTGTTTCTTGGTATTTAAATCTTCTCGCCAATATTCGATGGGAAGCCGCATTAATCGGTGAGTTCCACCACTTTTATCGGGTCGAGTCGCAGGTGTGCCGGTGCGATTTGGCACATCTTCCCAATACGCTGCCCTTGCGCTTTCGATTCGACCAGGCTTATTAGGGTCGTCCAAGAAGGCGTAATAGTGAAACTTCTCACGATCAAAATCCACATCAGCAAAGGTCACATTCGCCCCTCGCTTCATCGCAACACGAGGAGGGCGGGTTTCAGCATTGGCATTACGTGGATCCACATTGGCCGCTAATCCCTGTGCTTGGTCCTCAGCCTTATCTGAGTTAACTCGTTCTCGATCATCGTCCTGACCATACAATTCATTATCTTCGTTCATGATTATGCCTCTCTGGAATCTTTAACAGCTTGTAATATTTCAGCTTGTGATTTGTTCTTCCATGCCCCGGGTAACGCATCGATCATCTTTTGTTCTGCATGGGTGATATCAGACATGCTCAACGTCTTTTCGCCTCGCTTAAACCCTGAAGGCTTAGAACCTTTCTCCGACTCAGAAGCCTGAGGTTTGGTTCTTTGTTGAGCAGGGTACTCTCTTGCCATTTCAACGTTAACTAAAGCAATAGCCTGAGGGATAGACTGACCTTGAGCCAAAGCACCTGAAAACAACGTCCTTGCATACGTGGACTTAGCGCCAGGGACATTAACCCATGGGTTTTGTTCGTTCCATTGCTCCAATTCTGGGCTTGTAGTCTGTACTTGAGGAGCGACATTAAGCGTATCCAGCTGGTGTTGGGCATTCTTGACTATCTCAAGATTCTCTTCACCCCCTTCAAGTGCTGCAGCATCGCGCTTAGCAGTGAGCTCCTTCCGCTGAACCTCCAATTGAGCAGCGTGTACTTGATTGACATTGGATAATCGGTTGTCTATCTCCCTATCCTTAGCCTTGAGCTTGCCAATAAACTCGCCTTTGACGTTGAATATCGCTGCCGGCACCCAATCTGCAGCATTGCCACCGCTCTCTACATACTCTTCAAAAGGCTTCCAGCCGCCATTGGAGGCGATTTGCTCTTGATTGGACTCAAACTGTTGTTCGGGTGTTAACTCCTCACCTGATTGCTCCTTGGCAGGCTCTTCCTGCTTAGCCTCTTCGGCGATTTGCTCTATGCTTTTTTCTTCACTCATCTGTAATCACTCCTAGAATCTCTATGTCTGGGATATATCTAATATGCTCGAATCCTTCTTCGGTTGAATCCATCGCGTTGTACTTACGGTGTTCTACAATATCGCCTATCTTAATACCCCATTGTTTATGAGGAGGGTAATCAGGATCTTCCCATTTGCAGAAGTCACAAATAGCCTCAAAGAAGCGAGTAGATGGTGTGTTCTTAGCGTATCTAGAAAGAGCTTCCGTTAACCATCTGGGGCTCTCGCACCCCTTCCAGCGCTTAAACGCAGTAGGGCCAATAGCAATGACCTTCCCGGTCTGCTTGATAGCGTGTTCTTTCTTTGCCGTGTCATCCTGAAGAATAATCTTCGTCTCACCGTATGTGGTCTCTATCTTCTCTGGCTCGATTAATACGTAGTTACCTAGTGGTTTAATCATCTTTAACCCCCGCCATTTCAACGATTACCTTAACCCTAATCTCATCTACGCCAGCTTCGTCGCAAAAACTGTCTACGACTATTTGGATTTTACCGGCCAAGCTCTCGTTTATCGCCGCTTGTAGTAATCCTCTATATTCGGCCACCTGCTTATCTAACAGATCACCGGTTATCTTTTTAAATCCTTCAGCAGATAATTGGCGAATCCCCTCCTCCAGCAATTTTGGGATAGTATTAGGCATCGGCATCACCTACTTCCCTTGGCTCCCAATCAAACAGAATCTTCAACATCTCCTTGGCGCCTTCGCGCTGGTGAGCAAGAATTAAAGACTTGTCTACAGAATCTCTCGGAAGTTCCTCATCTAACTGCTCTAAAAGCGAGTCAGCTAAATCAAGGAGAAGGGCCTCAGTTACTGGGCTGTGTTTCCATTCACTGAATTGTTCGCGCGGGATTGATTGGCGCTTGTAACGCTGGACTTGCTGCAATATTTCTATCATTTATAGCTCCTACGGCTAATAGTTTATCTAACGCTATCTGCACATTGGCAGTGTACTTGGTCAACTGATTGTTTAAGGCTTCAGTCTCAGCCTCTTCGCCTAACTTCGCGGCATTCATCAGAGTTTCTTCTAACTCTGCGCCTAACTTAGCTACCTTCGCTGCAGTCTCTTCTCTATCTGCTTGAGAATCTTGGTCTAATCTATTCTGCTCTCTTTCTAGAATCTGTAGTTGTAGTTCCTGCAATTGATTCGCTTTTTCTTGAGCTTGTTGCAATTGTTGTAACTGTTTCTGTTCAGCAGGTGACATAGAGCCTTCTTCTGGGTAAATCTGATCTATTATCTGGCTACCTATGGCATCAAAGAAGTTCTTCACTATCGGAACTGGATTACCCCCTGTCTGTAACACGCGATCAAACTGTTCTAATTCAATCTGAGCGACTTGAATACGCTGCATCTTAGTGCTCATCTCAGCACTCGCAGTCGGGGAAATGTCCATAGACTTAATATTAAAGTCTGTCTCTACATTCGCTTGAGGATCATCAAGAATCTCTTGGTATTCCTCATTGTCTAAAGTTCGTTGGTTTAATCTGAACAATATTCTGAATTCATTCGACTCCGCATTTAATATACGCTTGAACAACGCCGAGGTAGGTATCATGCCCTCTTGAATAATCGCTAACGCCGTAGTTGGAGAGGTTTGAGCAGTGATCTGACCAGAGATATCAACCGTAGCCAATAGCTTTTGTCCTACTTCCCGGGTCTTCTCAACCATAGTAAATAGGGCTTGTGATGGCTCACCGGTAGGATTAGGTAAGATACCATTCATCTTATCCGCAGGGACGTTAGTACGCCTCCACTCTCCAATCCTTAACCTAAACGCACCCATATCCTTGCGGAATTCTTTCGACAATAACCCACCACCTACGTTATTAAGGGTAGCTCGGTCGGTTATTTGATTGGTGCTTGCGTTCAATGACTGTGTTAAGGCACCCAATAGATGTGAATACCCCAAATCTAGGAACGTCCCATCAGGTGCAGGGATAAAACCGTACTTAGTAATTTGTTGAAAAGGAACTATCTTGACTAAATCTAGGGTATCAGGGTCCACCTCAGGCTCTGGAAGACCCATTAGGTTCAAGGCTTCCATTCCCCCAAAGGATTCAATCTCTTCCTTCTGGCGTACTGCTAGAGCGTCTGATAAAGGAATTACGCGGTCATTCAATCTGACAAAGATAGACTGTTCATCAAATCTAGCGACTATCCTAACCACTTCATTAGACTTGTGGTGCATCGTGACTATGTAAGGCTCTTCATACCCATCTTCATCAATGTCAAAGAACGTCTGTTGCTCAATGTACATCTCGGGATTATCAATAGAATCCGTGACCTTCTCGGCCTCATTACTACCCGCATCGCCTTTCTTATCGATGTCCTTCTCGTTATTGGGTTCTTCGCGTAAAGCCAACCACTTGCCAGTCCTTACCCGGTACTCAACCTCGTTAGCCGACATGTCCATCGACTGAGAAAAAGACCTGCAGCTATTCATGTCGGTAGTGGCTTGGTTGACTACGAAATCAGGATACTGAATTAATACCGCTTCAGCCTGTCTTTCATCAGGGTCGTAGGTCATCTTCTTAAACACTACACCCACATTAGGTAGGATATAAAACAATCTTTCTTGACCACTGCGCCAATCGTTCATATCGTGATTGACCTGATAGTTCATCATCGTAGTCGCACGGTCAGCGCTCTTCTCCTTCTCGCCCTGAGTATCTACTCCGATCACTTCAGCAGCGATTAATTCTTTACCTCTTAACAATTCAAGTGTAGCCCTGTCACCAAACTGGACCGATGCCTGACTTAATAGTGGATCCTTGTAATTACTCGCACCCTCCCAAGGCGTACTCTTCGACTCCCACTCTTGCTTCATCAGGTCAACGCCATTCTTAACCGACTCATTCCAATCAGTCATAGAAGCAAGGTCTTCGTCGTACTGACGCTTAACCCTGGAGCCAATAGCAGTCAATACCTCTTCGTCAAGGTCTTCAGCTATGTTGGTTTGTCCGATAAATCCTTGGAGTTGTTTAATGCTCATGAGGGGATATAAATCTTAGGCTTAACGGCCTGTATAATGGGTTGGTTGTACAAGTGATTAAATAGGTCTTCAGTAAGTCCGTTACCCGAGCATACCATCTCTCTGACATTCTCCGATAACGCTCTTAACGCTTCGGCTATCTCTAGTTGCGTAACAATGTGTTCGTCACTTACATCCATCTTCCATTGCTTGATGTTGTGCGCATAATCACCAGACTTGATGTAGTTAATGCAGAAATCAACATTCTCGTCAGTATAGTTACCATCCTCAACAATGATGTGCAAAGCCCCTCCACTAATGTTCTGGGCTTCTAGCCATAGGATAGCTTCTCTCAAAGGCGTCAGCACTCGGACCTGATCAAAGCTTAGATAATGGTCATCCCATTTGTTCATTTAGATTTCGCTGCCTTCTTCTTGGCGGCTTTCTTGGGCGCTGGCTTCTTAGCTGCAGGCTTGGCTTGCTTCTTCGGAGCTGCTTTCGGTACTTCCTTAACCGGTTCTTTAGCTTTCTCTGCGACTGGCTTCTCAGGTAGGGGCTTCTCTTTCTTAGGTTCTACCTGCTTAGGAGCTTCTGCCTTTGGCTTTGGCTTATCAGGCGTTATCTTATCCCTGAACTCTTTGTCGAACCTCACCGCTTGAGGACTCGCTGAACACTCAGGACATCTCGCTATAGCCTCCTGTGGTTCTGGTGTCTGCCATCCACACTTACAGAATTGAATTAGATCATTGTCATCAAACGCACTGGTACTTAACCGTTTTAACGTGTCAGTCGGTATCATAATTAATATCCCGTTGTTTAATTCTGTCCAGCGTTCAGATTGTCTTCTAGATGAGTTTCCACGCTTAATGCTTGGGAGAGTATAGAGAGCTGGTCAACCAAATCAATTCTATCCCAATGCTCTTCGGTATCAATCTTTGAGTTCTTGAAGCAAATAGTGTACTTGTCCTGCTCCAATACTCTGTTGCTTCCGTCATTCAGCCCGCAACAAGTGAAACTTGAACCACAGGTGCTCTCAATTCTAGCCAAAGGGTCGCAGGTAGCATGTCCTCGTATACACGTATCAGGTTTATATATACTCATCAATATCCCATAGCTCCTGAAGGTCTGTACTCTTCTACGTACTCATCTTGATCATTATCTATGAAATCCTTTTGTTCCGCAAACCTAGCCATCATGTACGCATAACGTATCGCATCGATCAAATCATCCTTGATCTTCACCACTACCGCTATCTCTTGAGCATTCAACTTAGTGTGGTACTCCCTGATCTCTTCAAGGACTTCGTGTAAATCATCAAAGACTTTAAAGTGATTGCTCTGCATTAAGTTATTGATCTGCAACAACCCAACACCCACACCGTTCCCTCCATCTGACCACACAGCCGGCTCATCAAGCATCTCCCACCCTTGCTCAACGTACAAATCCTTCTGCTTAACCGCGTCCTTATTCCCTGCCTGTTGTTTATGTTGCTGTCCATCACCTGGCCACGATGTAGGCACGTTCTTAGCCCACTGCTTAACCACGTCCCATGCTTCAAAAGGTTGCTTCTTAGACGCCTTCCACGCTTGAACGACGTAGATAGTAGCTGAATCAGGGTCAATAGCTATCTGTACATGTGCTTGAGGGTGATCCCATCCAAAGTCCATGCCGTTGATTAGCCAAAAGTGTTTGGGAATATTAAACCGGGGGCAAGATATTGATTCTTCATCGTGTTCGTAGATCAAACCAGCGCCCATTAACGGAGTGCCCTTTGACCGCATGTCTCGTTGATACTTGGGGTAGTTGGCGAGGATAGCCTCACGCGTCTCTTTGTTAAGATGGGGGGCATCATTCCAGGTAGCTGTCTGCATGTACTGACTGGGTTTAATATCGTCCATGAACTGACACACTAGTTGGGTCTTGCCATTCTCAGGTGTGAGAGTCAGTATCCCCCTTCCTCCCTTCCCTCTGTCTCCGTTCAGCGTTCTAGTTATAACCTGAGGGTAGATGTTCTGATCCTTCGGTTCTTCGTCAATGTGATACCAATCGACTACATCACCCATCAACGCGTGCTGACCCTGTGAGTAGGACCAGAACTGACACACTGATACTCCCTTCGCATGTTTGACCCTGACCTCTCTACACGCTCCTGCTGTCCCCTGCATAGCCTTGTAGTCAACAATCAGTTCAGCTGGAATATACCCACCTTCGAACTTCCCGTTGTTTAATCGACCGAATAGTTTCTGCTGCAGTAGATCCCTTGTCTTCTCACCTGAATAACCTAGCAACCAAATCAGAGGGGGGAAATCAAACGTATGCCCTTCCCAATCCTCAGGATAGTCACCGGTTAAATGGTGAGCATCGATGATACAGCCTGTCTGAGACTTACCAACTTGATTCGCTGCCATGAGTAGACAGGCAATGTAGTCCTTCGTGCGTTTGTTAAACCTGTGCTGCCAGTCATACATCCCTTTGTATAACTTGGAGAGTCGGCGCTGCTTGTTGCGCCTTGTGGATTCTTCTAGGAGTTGGATTCGTTCAATGGTCTTGGCTCGGTCCATTGAGGGATTATATCATATTATGTGTGCTGCTCTAGATTATGATGAAAAGCAAGGAGCACTACGCCAAAGCAAACCCACCAAGAAGAATTGAAGCCAATCAAGCAAATCCCAGCAATAAAGACAACTCCCTCAAAACAAAACCAATCCCAATCTCTTGTGCCCATCTGACCAATCGATTTGTTCCTTATTGATTCCATAGCCCTACATTGTTACCAATAAACCAATATGCGCGCCGACTCGTTGGCTGCAAGTAAGATGGCTCTCAACACCCTTAACAGTGCAAAGATGCCCGTCAATCAGAACCTCTTCCTCCATTAGGTGGCTGTAGTCCTCGCATTCTCTATCGTTGTTAGTCATAGCAACCCATCCCCTTCCTTTGAGATACCACCAGTCCTGACTATCATATATTCTCAGTAACCCGCCGACTTTCACCATTTCCCCCCATACACACAGCAGCGCAGTACTGCATCACCTTTCTCGGTAACAGTAACCGACCTCAATAGCATAGTTACGGGCCGTGCTTTGATTTCTCCGCCTTCTGGCTTGACGGCGCGCTCAGCCCTGATGAGACCCACAGCCAGACCGACCATATCTTCAAGCCCTCCATCAACAGCGTAAGTGACATGCACTCGCTTTATAATCCTAGGACTAAACCCAAAGTTTGAATTTTGCACTACCTCTGTGGGATGCTCGCATAATTCATAAGATTGGGCGCTTAACTTAATGGTCACATCGATAAGTGATTTTATCTTAGATTGAAAGACATCTATTTCTTTTGTCGGGGTCCAGCCAAAGTCCTTGAAGTGTTTGATTTGTTCAGATCCGCGAGCAATAACCCAATCATCTGGGTTCACGTTGGAGCGATATACTACTCTTTGAGGTTCTTCCATCTCATCCCCTTTTCCGTATCCAGGCTCCGCGCATAATAGTGACAAAGCCTTGATGGTTAGATTTGTGAATAGTGTTTATCTTCTGCCCGCGCACCAGCTACAGCGGCATCCTTCTTTGTGCGGGACAGGCCATTGCATCTTATGGTAGCTTGCATAACGAGCTGCCACTCCTAGCGCGCTGGTTGCGGGGTTATCTTCATAGCCAAGCTGGACCCCTATTGCCTTCCACGTATCCCCGCCCTCTTTTCGCAACCGATAAGCCTCTTGGCCTAGCTTCACCCGCTCCTTAGATTCTTCCCAAGTATGCACATCCCTAACAGGCGCTCCACCTCTATGCAGGCGCATGTGGTCACTTCGCTCAATCAAAACAAGGTTATCAGGTTCATTATTGGAGTGATCTTCGTCTACATGATGGACATCAAAACCAGCATCGATAGCTTGTTGCAACCATGCCCCATCGTATTCAGGGTGATTGTCTAGCCAGACTTGGTGATATATTTCCATGTATAGAGTATACACGTATACATTCTATATGTGAAATGTAACGTATCGGTACTAATGAACCTGCGATTGCGCGTGTTCTTGCTCTGATTCCGTCAGCTTTCTAGCCAGTGAATCATCATCCATCTCTGTGTAGTTGTTGATGTTCACGTCTTGAGTGATGCGATCTCCGTACTTCTTAGGCTTGAGCTTTGAGGCCGCCCACTTCCTAGTGTCTACGCGGAGTCTGGCGTGGTTAACAGAGACTGCATCCTTTGCCATCAGGGGCTTTCCATCGATTATGACCGGCTCTCCGTTTACTAGAATCGGCTGTTCTACTTGGTTGTCAGCTATATCAAGCATGTCCTCTACAAGAGCATCTGCGCTTTCATCCTTGGCTATCGCGTATTGCTGCGCAAATTCTTCGTGTTCTCGTAACCATTTGAAAAGGCTAGTCATTGATGGCATTTCGTCATCTCTGCTCACGCTTCTCATAGACTCACCAGCTGCTAATCTCTCGCAAATAGAGGCTGCTAGGTCTGGTGTATAGTCTGTTGGTCTGCCTACTGGGTTAGCCACGTTTCTTCTTCCTCTTTGACTTCCCGGCCTTTGAAAGGGCGATGGCAATACTCTGCTTGCGTGATTTACCTGACTTGCGCTCTGTCCTTATGTTCTGACTGATTACCTTGCGGCTCTTGCCTTTTTTAAGGGGCATTAGATTGGCTGCCATACGTGCGGGGTAGTGAGGGGAGGATGCCCCATGTTTAGAGCTGGCAATGCTCTGTATAGAGCACCTGATGTATCTATTACCACATCTCCGTGCTCATAGTCTGCACTGGGAGTCCAATCATCGATTTGTATAGGATCCCCTTCATTCTTAGTCCGAGCGAGCCCAAACCCAGTTATATTAGGATCTGTCTCATAGTCCATTCTTGGCTTTGGTGTTTTGATTGCAGCCTTAGCCACGCTAGGAACTGCTGCAGCGCCTAAGACCAGCTTAGTGAAGAATCCTCTACGTTTCATCAGTGTACCTTAGTGCCTGGTTCTGGCTTGGTTTGGTGTAAGAGATTAGCGTGTTGGGTTAGGTTATCTTCCATTGTAAGCTTTGGTTTTTCAAGCGGTTTCTGCTTGGGCTTACGCTTTAATATCCATTTTAGAAGATTATGCATAGTGTATTCTAGCAAAAAGTCGCCGTTGAGGCTATCGCAGGCGCAGTGGGGGAGTTATCCTGCTCTCTCAAGGTTGGGATCTTGGTGAAGGGGACAAACCGCTGAGGTTCCACAGGTGCAGTTGAGTGTCTGCTCTGTGTAAGTGTCCTCTCCCTTAGCCCAGTCTATGCCAAAATATACCGGCCTTGATAGAACGTCGTTGAGCATCTTCTCTATGCGGTCTAGTTGCTCTCTTGAGTCGTATGGCTTGCATTGAGGCTCTTGATTTGGAAGCGATTGATATTGATTCCGCTCGGCTTCACAGTATTGGCAAGTCCCGGCAGTGTCGAGAGTACAATTGTGTTTAAAGCAAGTGCTCATGTCTTCACCTTTTGGATGGCAGTGAATATGTGCGTCATCGCTTCGTCCAGTTCGTCAATGGACCGGCCTTCATCGCTCAAAAGCATTTGTCTCGCCCGAAGTTCAGCCAGCGCCGATATTGCATGGTGTTTATCTATCAGTACTTTGGATTGGAGGGAGCGCAATAATTTGGCTGTACGTGCCGCAGTTGCTAGGCTTGGCAGCTTCTGGATCGAGTAGATTTCCAAAAACTCAATTAGTTCTTCTAAGTCCTTTGCCTCATTGGGGTTCATGATGGCTCCTTTTGGGTGATGTGCTTGGCTATCATTTGGACACATCTAGAAACGACATAATTTTCATAATCTGGCACTTGCAGTTGGCCTCTAGCTAAATCAATTAACACTTCTACCAGCTCTGCCTTGTCCTTGGTGAGAGTTTCGATTTCCTCTGCCAATAGCATCAACCACCCGTGTTGAGTCACCTGCGTATCGGCTATAGATCGAATATACGTTGGGGTTACTCGCTCTTTGTTTAGTTCACTCATGTTATTAGCTCTTTGTTGTTCATTCACTGAAGATGTTAATAAGTAGTGAGGTTGATGCTAGCCAGCATGGCTGAGGTCTTGACTAGACGGCGGTCAGAGGGTCCTTTGGGTCCCTTTCATCAAGTTCAGGCATCTGCTAACGAAATCTCGAACTAGCACCAACTTCACTAATCACTATTGAGCAAAATATGACATCAGTACGACTACCACAAATACGACAACGCCGCTTATTCCCAGTGTCCAATTCACTGCCGATACACTGGCTTGAGCCATGATGTCCGTTGCGGCCTTCCACTCTTCGGAATCAAACAACTCTTGTAACTCTTTCCTGCTTACCTCTTCGCCACTTGCTACACGGTTACAGATATCCGCATGAAGCTGGCCTCCATACATAACTCCGATCAGTTGGCATCCAAGATTAAGCGTGGCTTTAGCTCTTTCTTTTTCTTCATCTGTGTAATTAGGAATTGCGTACCCCATCTTATGTCTCCTCCATTGCCCTAGCAGCCAAGCAGGCAGCCTCGAAGTTTCTTTCGCACTCAAGCATGTTTTTAGCGTAGTCTGGGTGAGATAGAATCCTGTCCAAGCAAATAACTCTGCCCTTTCCTCGGCAACCGATCCTCCAGCTTTCTTGGCATATACTTGATGGCCTTTGAGCGCATTAAGTGTGCACGCCGGACAAATCAAGGCTCCAACTGTGCTATCATCACAATAAGTACTGGCGCATTTCATATATTATCTCCTAGTGGCTGCTTGAGCCTTTCATAATTGTAGAAACGACAATAAATCCCACCGGGATATATACCACTACCCACCAACCCATTTCGGCAAATAGAGCCATGATCCCGCCAATTGCGGCCAATGCTCCTATAGCGCACAGAACCGTAATAGTTATAATTTCAAACACTCTTTCGGTACTCATGCTCCCCTCTCCTCTAAGCCCTTGCACATATCAGTCAATCTGTTTTGCTGTGCTTCGGTGCCGTTACAGTTCCGGTGATACCAGTCGTACCCCCTTCCCCAATGCTCTAGTGCCTCTTTGACCTTCCAGCCCTTAATCTTGATCAATCCTGTATACTTGTCTGTAGATGGCATATTATCTGTGTATCCGCTGATTTGATATGAAGGTACTATAGTTTTATGAGAATAGCAAGCAAAAAAAAGCCCTCAATATTACGAGAGCTTAAGTCCTTGCGCTTTAGGTGGCAGGACTGACGCAAGAGAGGGAAAGCTCTTGTGAGCCAGTCAGCCCTACCGTTTAAGAGGTTGTTACGATTCGCCTACCTTGCTATCAGTCATAAATCTCAATACCAAGCCAATGACCGACACGATCCCCGTAGAGATTGCCGCCTGCTCATCTTCAGGTATGACAAAACCAGTACCCGCCAATAGCGAATAAACAAGCCCGAGGGCCATTACTACAACCGTGCGATAACCTTTAATCATTATCCTTCCTCCATTAGCAGTGCTAAATCGTGTGACCTTTGACCGACTTGTCTGGACCATCTTGAGTCAATCATCTGTACAGCCGCTTCTTTGTAGTCAGACCGTCTCAGAGCAGCCCAGAAGCGATTAAAGGTTAAATAGGTAGGACAACCCATGTTAAACATCATTGAGACCATGACGATCTGACGGCCTTCTGAGAGGTCGCACCAATCAGGGTAGATTCTGTCCAATTCGCCCTTGGCTAAATCAATGTCTTCTTTCAGCATGATTTCAATCGTGTCTATCGTCATGCCGTTGTCAGTTAAGTTATGCCCTACCCCGATTGTCATTTTACCCGCAGTGTCTACGTAAGGGTATTGCTTTACCCCTTCGTGGCGCTTTAGGAGTTCTATGAGTCTGTCGTTATCCATAGGGCAGTCTATTGAGGATGTCTCAGGTCGTCTATCTCTGTATTTTTTTTTAATCCCTCTTCCATGCGGATAGTGCTTGCAGACAGTTCAGATACCGTTATGGCAAGAGCGGCGATGTTCTTGGTGTTATTGGCCGAATTCCAGATGAGGGTCGCGCAGGTAAAGGTGAATACAATACAAACACCCATGCTCCACTTGTAAAATTTGCCCATGTTTGCAGGGCTTATCTCACTGACAGCGGCTTGAGCAAAATCATTCTCCATAAACTAAAGCTCCAATAACTACCCACCACACAATAACTAATAACCAATAACGGAACGTGTTGTGCTTACCTAAAGAAAGGCATGCAGATAATATCTTCTTCCACTTTTTGGTAGACTGAGCCATTTCCTTCGCTCCCTTCACTATCTTGAAGTTTCAGGGAAGTATAGCTTGCCTTGAAGGTGAACCACAAAATCATTCCAAAAAGTATGCTGATGGTCGAGTGATAGAACAGCGAATAACCCCCAATGGCGTAGAAAAGGGCCTCTGTAATCACTATCAGACCACCTAAACGAAGTATTTTATCTCCAAATAGACCAGCTAAAGACCCGAATAATGCGTGAATGGCGTACAAAGCAGTGAAAAGAAGTAAGTTAATCGACATTAACGCCAGTGGATTAAGCCAAAGGCTGTCGCTCCAAGCGATTATTTCTAACGCGCTTGTATAGGCAATCATAGTGCAAGCCGTGCGGTTTTTGAACATCATGCACGGAACCAGCGTGATCATATAAGCAAGCAAGAAGGCCCACTTAACATTGATGAACACTTCCCGAAGGTGTAAAAAATCACCGACTGTGGCGAACAATTCTAGCATTAGCAACCACCGCAGAATGGACAACAGTCCTTTTCGCCCTCATTAGCCCCGTGAGCTTTCCCAATCAGTGACATTGTCTGGTGAATCAGTCGTAACCCGTCGTAAGCATTGAGAGAGAGGTGTACATCTACGCCAGCCTCGACGTTGTCTTTAGCTGACCTTTCTGTGGATAGCATCAACTCTGACATTCTTTCGCAAGTCTTCTGCTTTAATTTCCCACCGTCTGAAATCTCTTTTACTGCCTTCTCCCATACTTGATTGATGTGTTGTAAGGCTTTCTGTACCTCTGGAGATACGTTGTTAAATAAGCCCTCCAATCGCTCTGTAACTTCAACTATTGCTTCATCTTGGGTTTGCAGGCAGGTCATAATGAATACTCGTTTAGTTAGAAAGCTAAATTATATTGTATTGGGGGCAGAAAGCCACCGCATTCACATATGACTCATAAATATCAACAGCGTCCATGATTAGGGTGAAAGTTATAACGGTTTTGCGCTGACCTCCTAGCGCATACAGCATCAAACCAATCCTCATAGGAGCCTAAGCTAATTCCTTTGCGGGAAATCCAAATACGTGCTTGCCACTTTTTATTAGGCTCGCTCCAACTGACTCCCATTACGCCAGACTTATTGGCTGATGGAATTTTTCGGTTTCTGCTATTTATTGCGTAAGAGGCGATTCTTAGGTTATCTATCCTATTGTCATCGCGGTCATGATTTATATGGTCAAGCCCAGTTTCTGGCAAATAACCGTACACATAGATCCATGCTGCCCTGTGAGCCAAAAAAAGAACTCTATTAATGCATAAATACCGGTACCTACTCCCACATATGCCCCCGGCTATATCTCCCGCTTTTCTACAACCGAAATCCACCCTCCAGGTAAAAACTCCCGTCTTCGGGTTATATATATACCTTTCCTTAAGATCGCTTTGGCTAGGCCATTCCGCTGGACTTTTGCACGCAACCATACGTCTCTCCTCTATTGAATTATTCAGTGGAATACTAGTGTGTGAAGTTAGGGGGTTAATCGTAATAGACAACACAATGCATAGCTCTCAAAAACGCAGCGGTCATGCACAATCCAAAGAAAATGAATGGTATGAAAAAGGCATCGTTAGAAGATATCAGCAGGGCGGCGACTGACGATCCCATCAAGAGCCATGATATTGTAAATATACACATCCACCAGTTTGATTTATTCATTAGCCTCTCCTCTCTGTTATAACTCTGTAATTAAGCATTCAGTAGCTTACCAAGCAGTATCGCCGGCACTGTTATGGGCCATAAAATAGCTGCAACCAAATCCACCCACCAGCTTTCCCCGCTGTTAGATAAGTGAAACGCCCAGCCGCAAACTACAAACCCATAAATGTAAATGTATTCCATTACTCTCTCCTCTCTGTAGTTAGGGGGCTAGCCTTTCCGGTTTATCGTCATTTTCGCAGTAGGTAGCCATGCGGGGACTTGATCCTCGTCAATAAATCTTAGGTCAGTATCGCCTATAGCCGTGCCAAGCATTTCTTCAAGCTCTTCTATTCTGTGTTTTAGCCCCTGCCTTTCTCTTTGCAGCCTTGTGTCAAATACCTGAATGCCGTTATCAACAGTTCTCGCTCTGGCTTTCGGTATGCCGTACATCTCAAGCACTTCAAATCCTCGCTCTAGATCATTCTCCAGCACTGCAATCTCTTTTCTTTGCGCTGTGTGTTCTGTCTCAAGCCTCCAAATATGGGCATGCTCATGGTGACAAAACTCTCCATCTTCACAGCTTAACCAATCACCAACTAACAACTCATCGCAGTATGTACAGTTATCACTCATCTCATCTCCCCTTTGTTAGTTATCAAAAGCAATACTTGTCATTAGACCTTAGGAGCATCTACCTTAGATCTTACTACTGCTATGTACTGCCTTACTCAGTTATTGTCCAAATCCCTACTTCTTCCTTGTGCCCGGGACAGGCCCATCAGTGGATTACCACTATTTTGATTCGTATTTGTCCAATGAACAATTGGCGCTGCAATACGGTTCTATTATGGTTCCAAATCTACTACCATCAATCGATAGCCAATATTTGCTAATTGGTTCTAGCCTGTTAATCACAATATTCCCGTCTTTATCTCTAGGGAAATCATAAAAAACAGGTTTTCCGCAATAACCACAATTTTTAATCATGCTCTCATAACTGGTTTTAGCCCCCGGTCTTAAGGGGTCTGAATAAAGCTCCGTCTACGCAACATCCGGTGCCGTTTTTGTTTATACACGTTACGGGCAGTTAATATTGTTAAGAGTGTGTGCTGCTGGGCACGCCCAAGTCCCAGTTGTCTAGATATATCGGGTGATCAGTCCCGCATTTCATCCTTCGGCATGGAGCCACTTTCGCGGTTCAACACACACACTAAACAACACTAACTGCGCCAAACTACAGATTGAATTTGAAGGGGCATTGCGTGGCTGGACTCGAACCAGCAACCAACCCCTGCCGGAGCTGCTCTACCTACCTTTGCCGGGTGGCGGCTATTAGACCGCGCTTACATTGAGCTACACACCAATACCACCACAAAATCAATCTGGGCTATGAAGAGGTCTAGGAATTTGATAAAATGAGTTTTGTCATGAAGGATTGATACTCAACTTATCACTTCTAGGCTCTAGTAAAGCCGTCTGGCAGAATTTGAATCAAAGGGGCTGAATCAACAACCCCCAGAACTACAAATTCACCTTCAATTCTACTCCCATTAACAAGTTTTACAACTGTTTATAATCAATACCGTGGTATACTTTACGCATGATATTTTTCATTTCTTCGAAAGACTCAGCATTGTGACTTTCCTCGGAGACTAGCGTGTAATGCATCCCGCAGTGATCGCAACTAATATGGTCGCACTCATGCATATCCCCGTCTTCATCCGGCTTTGAATCGCACCAATAGGCATCATGGCTGCAATTTATACATCTGATTGCTTCTTTCATATTTAACCTCTTTTAGTTTCCACACCCATGAACACGGTTATCAAGGGTTAAGCGCCTCAATTCGCCATTCAATATACTCTTCGCCTTTCTTGACCAAGACTTTCTTAATGTGAGCCTCGACAATCCTGGAATCGTTAAAGCCGTATCTCCTTTGCAGTATGTCTTG